TGAGTCAACATGCATCCAAAGACCAATTGCCCAACGCAAAAGGGCATCTACTGGAAACCAATAGATGCCCTTGAACTTGCATATGGTGGTGGGATGCTACCAGAGGGCAAACGATCTGGGAATAGCGATCCCCGGTCCTGACTAGGCACAGCTAGCTATCCCCAATTCGTAGACCAATTCCCACTGGGAACCGCCATTTAGATGTGACCAATTCTATCGATCTGCGGACGGCGGTTCAAATCCGTACTTCGCAATTAAACCGGCGTCCACCTAGCGGTGATCGTCACCCACTAGCCAGTTGCCATATGACACCAGCAACTCAACAATATCTATGGATAGCTCGGTGTCCAGCTCCTAAACGGGCGAAGCCGAGCAAGCACTGAAGCGCCTTCAAAACTTGACTTACGGCCAGAAGCACGCGTTCATTGGTTTTTACTTAAACGCAGAAAAACCACCATGCAAGTCATACACCTAAGTCAAAAAGAGCTGGCCGAACGCTGGCGGATGTCTATTCACCACGGCATTGTGCTTGTGGCTTGCGTAGTTACGGGCTGCCATGATGAGCATAAAACCCAGCAGTGCAAAGATCAAAACTTTGCTTGTGACGAATTGAAAAACCTCAATACTTGACTTGGGGGCAAGCCACTCCCATCGGTGCAAAAACAGGCCTACGAGAGCGAAGGCTCCAAGACCGCCCGCAAACTGGTAAGTCCGCGTTAGCCAGACCTCAGCTTTGGCCTCTTGATCTTCAGCCTCCCCTTTGAAATAAGCAGCCTGCTGCGAGACGCCTTGCTCAACGGCGACATCTCGGATTGCTTTTAGGGCTTTTTCTGCGTCACCTTGAGCTTCAGATTCCTAACGGTTCAGGTAGCTGGATGACCACGAACCCGAACGACTTCAACGCCACGCTTGAGGCGAAAAACAAGGAGCACAAGTCACTAATCAAGCCCACCATACGTATTTTCAAGTATTGGAACGCAACCGCCGGATTCCCGTTTCAATCCTTTGAAATGGAGAAGTGGGTCTGCGGCCTGAGCTTCTGGTTCCTCGCCAATCAGAAGGACTACTTCCTTGCGGTCATAGAAAATTTGAACACCAGCACGTCGTACTCGCAATGGGTGAACAATGAGATCACACGCGCAAAGAATATCGTGGCCAATGTCAGGCAATACGAAAAAGATGAGATGCCGGCGACGGCGGAGAACGAGATCAAGAAGTTATTTAGGCTCTGAGGAAAATTTCTATGGCATTAAATCTGGCGAAAGCCGTACTGGGCTACTTGAAAGAACGGCCTGATGAGAAGCTGACTGCGCGGCAGATCGCCGAGTGGATCTTTGCGACCTTCCCCGATGAATGCCAAGCGAAGAAGCAGAGCAGCCATTACGTGAGTACTGACGCTGAGCTGGTGCAGCAGCTGGTTGCGGAAATTAGCTCGCAGCGCCCGCGTTTGCAGAAACGGCACCCAGAGTTGAAGACCACCGAGGGTCGGCCACGCAAGTACTACTACTCGGAGAAATCTGACGTCGCCGAGGTTGCGGCTGCTGAGGGCGTGGTTGCCGCTCCTATGACCGACAGCAGTAATGCCAAGCTCGGGGAACACGCGATGTACCCGCTGCTCTCGCTGTATCTGTGGGAAGAGTTCGGGGTCTATTCGAAGCGCATTGACGAGAAGCGTTCATCGAACAAGCGAGGGCCGAACGGCAACCGCTGGCTGTACCCGGACGTGGTCGGGATGGAGGACTTGGGCGCTGAGTGGCACCAGGAGGTGCGGGACTGCGTGAATCAGTATTCTGACAAGCGCACCAAGCTGTGGTCGTTCGAGGCCAAGTTGCTGATCAACCGGTCGAACGTGCGTGAATGTTTTTTCCAAGCGGTTTCCAACTCGTCGTGGGCCAATTTTGGATATCTGGTCGCAGCAGAAATCGAAGGCCAGGACACGCTCAAGGAGCTGCGAATGCTATTCGCTGCGCATGGCATTGGCTTGATTAAGTTGGATGCCGAAAATCCAGCTGAAAGTCAGGTCTTGATTCCGGCCCGAGAAAAGGACGAAATCGATTGGGATATGGCCAACCGGCTGGCAACCGAGAACCGGGATTTCCTGGAATACGTGAAGCTGGTGAAGCAGTTCTATCAGACTGGGGAAGCAAGGCTCGCCGATTGGGATGTGCCTGAGACAATCGACTGATGAAGGCTACTCTAGGTGGCCGATCACGTATAGGCGCTGCTCTCCACGCTGAAACCAGCCAGTCCATTTGTTGCGAGAGTGGGCGCAGGTCCGACTCACGATCAAAGCAAAACCCTCGCAGCCTCGATCTTTGGCCGAAGCGAAATCACTGACGTCGAATTTCGCATTTCGAACAAGCGTTGTCGCGACCATTTTCATCGCAGACTCGAATAAATCTATCAGGCTCGCCTCCAAGGCGTCGTCGATGCTCATCGATGACACGTCATCGATGACAGATTTTTTGAATCGATTGCTCATTATTTCTGTTCCGTTGTGGATTTTTATGACACGAAAGCTATGTTTGGCGATCAAGCTAATCTCTTTCACACATTGCCAGATCAGGCGTTGCGAAGTACCAAGGCCGTCTCAGCGCCTCGCCTCAGCACCAGCCCAGGTAGCAATCTGCCGCCGCCGTAAACCCACCGGCGAAGTTCTTGCACCACACCTGGCCAGTCGCGCTGATTGACCCGCCGTCGAAGTGTCGACGTCTGCAACCGACCGGCCCCGAGGTTGAACGTGAAATCCACAATGGCCGCAAGCCGCCCCTCCGGCTCAGTGGCCAGTACGGGGCAGCTGCGCAGCGTGGCTCTTAGTGCATCGGCCATGTCGGCAGCAAGATAAGCCTCGCCCTCTTCCATGGTGATCGGCGGATGCTTGGCATCGCAAAGGTGACCGTAGCCGATGGTCCAAAACCCTGCCGGACAGACATACGGATAGGCTCGGTCAGGGTCTGACTTAGGTACCCGGCAGAACCCCTCGAAGCGCTTGGCCAAATCGATCGCTGCCTGTGGCACCTCAATCACGGCCGGACCTTGTCAAACACGCGGCCCAAAAACCAGAAGTTCAGAACCCCCGCCCAGAGCGCCTGATCGGCTTCGGTCCAGGCGTGCAGGACAGCTGTACAGCATTCGCAGGCGCTCAGCCAAAGGCTTCAAGGTCTTGATGTACACCAGCGGTTCACCGCCCCAAAACTCAATGCGTTCGGGAGCCTGGCTCAGGCTGGCGGTCAACTGCCGCAGGAAATCCTCCACATCCTCGGGGTTCGTGCTTTCGGCATCAGAGCACCTCCATCTCAATGTGGATTTCAACGCTGGGACGCTCGCCCAGGTAAACATGCCCGAAATGAAGCAAGTGGCTCGGAAATACCAGCAGCAAATCCGGCTGAGGGTTGATCATGGAAACGCGCTTTTCACCGGGCAGCGCATTGCTGCCATAGGGGCCGATCGGGCTTTGCAAGACCAATGCGCCGTCGTACTCGCCTCTCTCAGGGTCAGGGTGGGCGTCCCCATCAATCCAGTAGATGGCAGACAGATGGGCTGACTCCACATGGGGCGGTACAAAGTCACCTGTGAACTGAACAACTTCCCTGCCGGTGATGGATGCGATGCCAATACCGAAAGCCTCGCTGGTTACGGCTTTGATTCGTGAGAACAGGTCTGCAAATGCAGGGTCCATGGATTCGAGTGACTCACGGGTCGAGCGGCTCCAAGGTTTTCTATCGGGGTTGAGTTCGCCATAGACGGCGAGCGTCTTGTCCTTGAGGACCTGGCGTTCCGCGTCAGTCAATCCAAGTTGGATGCGAAAGACCGGAGTTGGAAAAAGCAGTTGCATCATGCGGCCACCACCGCAATCCGCGCATCCTCTGCGCCTGGAAAATACTTCCAGCCGAACTTCACCCGGATTTCATCTCCAGCAGTCATGCCTGCCGCAGAGACGGGAACCGAAGCCAAACCATGAGACGCACGCACGCGTGTAAAAGGCACCAGCCCACTCACAGCTTCCAGGTAGACAACAACCTCCCGATCAAGCAGTTGACCAGCTACATCCTCGATGCGCAATTCGATCAAGGCACTGCCGCCTGCTGCAACACTGGCAGGCGCTTGCACATGAATGAACGGAAACGCCATGGTGCGAACAGCGCCGCTGCTGGCCGCATCGCTCCAGACCAAAGCGCAGTGCTCATCGACCTGAATGTTGGCATCCGTCGCCTGCGCGTTGAGGTTCACCGTGATGAATAACTCATCGTCACTGGCCGCTGCGAATGGCACGTTGATGCCCACCAGCAGATTTCTCTTGAGGCGTTGGGCGTAATCGACCGCTGTCTCGCGATTGGGGAGTGTCTCTGGGTACAGCGCAAAGACAGGAAGAAACGCCCCGGCATGAACAGCCACAAAGTAGGTCTGGTGATCGCACCAGTCGTAGCGCTTGCGCAGGTCACCAACGTTGACGACCACGGACTCGATCAACGACAAGCCTGTATCACCACTGGCCGCTTCATCGGTCGCAAGCGCAGGGAGATACAAGGAAACGCTGAGGTCACTGGTGGCGGGGTCGAAACCAAGGTGAACGGTGGGTTGAAACTGGGGATGGATTTGTGCGTTGCGCACTGCAATGATTTTCATGAGCGGAGTCCTTAGCAGCAGCAATCGCAGTTGCAATTGCAGTTTGTGTTTCGATAAATGCGCACCGTGTTGTCAGTCGCGACCTGAACCAACGCAGTGGCTGCTAAAGCGCCACCAACGCCATCGCCAACGTTTCCGCTGTACTGGAATGCCGCCACGGCAGTAGGACGTCCGCTTACCCCTGTCCAGGGCACGCTGCCTGCGCTACCCGCGTAGTTCACTGAGAAGTTCGACGGGTTGTAGACATAGAAGTTAGTGCCGTCGTTGCCTCCCCAAAGCCAGGTGGGTTGGCCAGCTTGCCCAGACCAGTTGTAGGTACCAGCACCTGCGGTTGAATTGAGCTGACTTGCCGTTGCCGCGTTGCCACTCACGCTGATGGGCCAGGTACCCGATGCACCAGTCCCGCCGGGTTGTGGAGGCGTAAAGCCAAGTGCAGCAATCACCTGCGCATAGGTCGGCGCTGTGGCGTTGATAACACCGAGTGCCCTGCGCGCTGTTGCGGCTGTGCCGTCTGAGCCCAACAAACCCGTGAGGTAGTCGTTCATAGAATCAAGGGCAGTTTTGAACTGCCCTTGGGTTACTGTTGTGCCAGTGAAAATGGCCTTGGATGGAATAGCTGCCATGAATGCCTCCGGTTATTTCCACATGGGCGCGGAGTCCCCCTGACCCGGCACATAGCCAGGCGCAAAGGTGACGATCACGCCGTCTGCGCGTTTGAGATAAATCTTTCCGTCCGCCACGTTGAGTACCAACTCACCCAGCGTGACTTGCGCAGCGGTAGGCACGGCAGCTGCCGTGCTGCTGCGCTTGTGCAGGATGGTGTTGGCCATGGTTAGAACGAGCCTCCGTCAATCGTGGCGCTGGTGGACAAAGCGTCCGTGATGCCAAAGCCAGAAAGGGTTGTGGGCTTGCCGCTGACGCTCGTCCACGCGGGCGTGACAGTGACAGCCGTACCGATTGCCGTGACCCGGCCCTTGGCATCGACCGTGATAGGTGACACGGCAGTCGCACTGTTGTTGTATGTGCCTGCAGTCACGCCACTGGCAGCCAACGTCAGCGCCATGGAAGTTGTGCCTGAACCAGTGACGTCCCCTGTCACGGTGATGTTTTGGTTGGCTGTGATGTAGCCTGGGTTGGTTCCCGCAGTGACCCGTCCAGTAACGTCCACCGTCATGCTTGAGTAAGTGCCAGCCGTGACGCCCGAGGCGGTGATCGACAAGGTATTGCCGGACTTGGTCAAACCAGTACCCGCAGTAAGTTGGCCCAAGCCGTTGAATTGCTGGAAGGTCAGCGCGGTTGTGCCCAGGGTGATCGCACCATTGGTTGCAAGAACCCAACCTGAGTCAGCGTAACTGGTGCCTTCCTCAACAAAGACATAAAGGCCAGAGGTCAGTTCGCCGCCCGGAGAGTTGTCAGCATCTGCCGATCGAGCCCATGCACCCGCCGCTGCAACATACAAACCGTTTTGCGCACCAGCAGTTTGGTCTTTTACCAAGACACGGTCACCTGCCACCAGTACCACACCGTCAATGGTCTGAATGCCAGACAAGGTGATGTTGGCCGTCGTAGTCGCCCGAACCGACGCTTTGAAATCAAGGCCAGTGATGGCGTTGTCTACGTATTGCTTGGTCGCAGCGTGCAGCGCATTGGCGGGGTCAGCAGCCAGCGTCAATGCACCGGTAAGCGTGCCACCTGCAAGCGCCAAGGCATCGGTGATGCCGTAGCCGGACAGTGTGGCGGGTTTGCCAGTAACGCTGGACCAAGCCGGTGTCAGAGTGACCGCAGCGCCTGTACCCGTGATCCGGCCCTTGGCATCCACAGTGAAAGGTGTAACGGCTGTGGTGCCGTTGTTATAGGTTCCCGCAGTGACACCGCTGCTGGCCAGAGTCAGTGCAATCGCTGTTGTGCCGGAACCCGTTGCATCACCAGACACCGTGATGTTCTGGTTGGCAGTGAGGTAACCCGGATTTGAGCCGCCGGTCACGCGTCCTTTGGCATCTACCGTGACGTTGGAGTAACTGCCTGCGCTGACACCACTGGCCGCCAGTGCCAGCACCACGCCACCCGAGAGCGTGCCGGTACCAGTTGCATCGCCACTGACTGCGAAGCTGTCGGCCTTCTTGGCAAAGACACCCGAGCCAGCGGCGGCGGTGACAACACTTCCGGACTCGCCGATGAACAGAGTCTTGCTGACTTCGGACCAGGCCAGTTCACCCACTGCAAGTGTGGGCGGTGTGGCGGTGGTGGCTGACCGTTTGATTTGAATAAGGTTGGGCATAAGGTTCTCCGTTGAAATTTAGAAATAGCCCGCGTCCAGGGCCAAGGCAGTGACATCAGGCAAGGGGCCGGGCGGACCGACCGCCCCCTGATCGCCCTTTGGGCCTTGAGGCCCGGGAACGGTGAGCGTGACTTCAACTGAAGTGCTGTCCCATTGCGGCTCTAGGCTTAGGCTGACTTCGCTGGTGGTGATGATCGTTGTGCTCATTGACCGGCCTCCATTTACTGGCTCACATCGGGCACCACTGGCACGATGAATGTTTCAGTCGATCGCACCATCCCGCCGTCATGCACTTCGACATCGCAGTACAGATTGGCGGGTGCCGGGAATATGGCCGACTGCGCCGGATCAACAAGCGAAAGGTAAAAGCGGCCAGGGTTCACGGTCTGGTCAGGGTCAATTGCCGCCGACAGATTGGCAACCAAACCTCCAACGCTGGTGCGCAGTTGGGATCGAATGGTTTGGTTGGTCAATTGACTCGCCACACCGTTGATGCGGTAAACGCCAGACAAAGCGAAGGTATCGCCCCGCTTGAACGGGGGCGTTGTTTGTGAAGTCATCTCAATATCCTTGAACGTAGGCGTCCACCGTCCCAGCGGTTGCAGCGCCACTGGCGTTGAAACACTGGATCAGCGGACCCGTGATTGATTTGTCGACCACGCGGGCCGTGGTGGCAGAGCCACCGTCTGAATGCAAAGTGAGACTCACGATCACCACGCTTCGCCAGCCGGTGCCAATCGACAGGCGCGAACCGCCCGTTGCAATCTGTACATCCGGCAGGCGAATCGTTTTATCCGACACATCGATTTGCGCCACCACCGAGCCAATCAGGCCCTGCAAATTGCTTTGATCGACATCGATGCGGAATTGGTAGGTCGTTCCACCGTCAGCCCAAGCCCGACCCGGAAATGGCACATAGGCCACGTCCGAAGACTTCTTCCATGTGATCTTCCAGGCATAGCCACTGACGGTGGCAGCGATGGTGAGGCTGCCGCTCTCGGTAAACGTGACGCTGCCAGTCCAGAAAATGGCCTGGTACTGGGGCACCAGAAACACGGCTGTGGTGTTGGTCCACAACTGCGCCGTGTCGTTGCTCCACATGCGCGATGAGTCGGGAGCTACAACCGGCGTCGTATTGAGCGTGTAGCTTGCAAACACGTTCTCCACCGGCGCATCACCTAAGTTGCACGCAATGGCCGTGACGTTCAGGCTCTCATTGCCGGTGGTGTCGACCGCTTTGATCAGAATCTGCCCGGCCCCGTAGGGAATAGTGACCAGATCCCAGGGTGAGACTGCCAGCAAGCCGGTGTGCAATTCCAGCGCGTCCGACCAGGAGCGACTGCCACCTGGCTGCCAACGCACCCGATAACCTGCAAGATCAATGTCTGAGACCGGCCCCCAGGTCAGGCGCTCGCCGTCCAGGCGCAGCCATTGAACATCGGACGGTGGCGCAGTCTTGCCCACCACCTGCACGGTCCCCTGGCTCCAGGCTCCGCGCACACCGATGGAGTTGATCGCCCGAATCCGCACGTTGTAACTCGCACTGTCTTGCACGGGCGACACCCAGGCCACGCCCAACTCGGCAGCCACGATATCCACCGGCGACCATCCCAGATCGGTCGTAGCTTGGGTCTGAACTTCGACCTGCCCCTTCTGAGCGTAGACCTCTGTGGGTGCCGTCCAGCCCACGCGGATGCGGGAAATGACAGAGCCATCAGCCAGTCGCAGTAATTCAGATGTGCCGGAGGTCAGCGTGAGACCCGACACGGCAGGCACGCTGAACGGGTCTGGTAAATTGGACTGAGCGATGACGGCGGCAGGCGACAGGACCGCTTGCGTGTAAACGCTGGCGCTGTATTCACGGGCCACGACATAGACCTCGTCGTTGTCCTTGATCTCGATCTGCATGATCCGGAACAACTTGGCGGACCAGCCCGGCGTTGTATGTGTGATGGGCACCACATCCCCCACCTCGCAGCGCAAGCCTTCCTGAAAAGCGGAGAACTTCACCACCAAGCCGTAGCGGCTCTGGTTCAGCGTCAACTGACCGATGTTCTGCGCACGGTAGCTGTTGGCTGTGAACGGCAGGTCGATCTTGGCTTCCAAAATCAGACCGTTGTCGGTGGCACGCAAAGCGGTGGACTCGATCATTGCCAGATCGGGCTGCCACTTCTTGGCTGGGTTGTAGAACCCAGCGGTGACCCGGTTGTACTTGGCGCGTTTACCGGCCTGGCTGATGACCCAGGAACCAGTGATGTTGCTCTCGGTGAACCCAAAGCCCGAGGCCGTGGTAGCTACGTCAAGCACCAACCGGTACTTGCCGCCGCTAAACACCAACATGCCCCGGCACGCGGTGAGCAATGCGCGCACGTTGTCATACGCAGTCTGGTTAGTGTCGATCGTGCCGTCGCAGGCGTAGGCTGCATAGTTCACCTGGGCGAGCGTATGCTGGCCAGAGCCTGCTAAAGTCAGATCGATCGCGGTCCCAGCAAAGGCATTGGCCAGCGTGGTGGCGAGTTGGTAGCTGGTGTCAGTGACCTTGATCGCGTAATAAGTCGTTCCCGCCACCAACGGACTGGGCACGGTGGCGGTACTGCTCACCTTGACGCCATCCCCTGTGTCGATAGGTATCGGCTGGGCGAAAGTCAGCGCTTCAGTGGTGGTGCTGACAGTAAAGATGTCAGAGAAACTTGGAGCCGTTATCCGAATATCGCAGGCGTTCGCAGCTGCTGCAATGCTCGTGTCATCGATTGCGCTGGACGCAATACCGCGACCGTAAATGGCGTTGCTCAGGTAGTCCCGGATGACGAGTGCCGGATTGTTGGAGTACCGGGTCTGGCCGTCGCGTGGGTCGTACAAAGTCCTGCCACGCACATCGGCGGTGATTGTGGGGAGGCCAGAGAAAGCGTTGCGGTCGTATTTGAGCTTGACGTACAGGTAGGCGCAGTTGGAAAGTTTGCAGGCGCTGGTCCACTTGGGTACATCGGCGGTTAGTGCTGCATCGGCTGCTTCACCGGGTGTACCTAGATGCTTGGTGACAGTGAGCAACCCGGTGAACTTGGCGTCCGTAGAAAGCACATCGTCCAAATAAACGTTATCGATCGCGGTCACTGGGCCTTCTGAGAGCACCAGCACCAGATGCAGGTATTCGTTGCTGCTGCCGGAAACTTCAATGAACACCCGTGTGCCACCCACCCGGCGGCGACCGTAAATCACTGGAATGGGGTCGACATTGCTCTGAGAGTTGATCAGGATGCCTTGCGCCTGGGCCGAAGACAGCGCTGACTGCGCGCTTGATGGCGAGTTCGAGCCGATCAGTGACTGCACCGCCAAGTTGGCAACACCACCGGCGACCAAACCGGTCGCCCCGCCGATGAAGCTGGCAGTGGCAAGCGATGCGCCAAGAACGTCAGCCGCTGCAGCCGTAATGCCCGACTCAATGACCATGCCAAGTACGGCATCGGCCACCACCGCACCAACGGCCTCAGACACCACCGATCCAACGATGGCTCCAATGACGATGCCTGCCATTACGCGACTTCCCTGCGGCGAACTACCTTGGCGTACATGCGCTCGACGTCCTGGTATCCCAGGTGTTCGAGCAGGCGACCGAAGTCTTTAGTCTGTTTGACGTGGTAATAAATGCGGACAATACGAACGCAGGCGTCAAAGATGTCGATAAAGGCAGCCACAGCACGCAAGCCTTCACGCGCCCAGGTCTCAATCACGTTGTCTTGCTTGAGTTGCTTGGCCGTGTCGTTGAGCCGCTCGGTCATGCTGCCTGAAGCCAGTAAGGCATCGGTGAAATCACGCATCACCGGAAGCAACGCCGAGGCAATGGTGTTGTAGAGCGACTTCTTTCTGCCCTCCAAACGCACGAGGTTCTTCTCGTACATGTCTGCTTCGGCTGCCATCTCAGACGTGACCTTGGCGTTGAGTTCGCCGATCTCAGCCAAGTCTTGCATGAACGGAAGCAGTTCTGCGCCGCGTTTGCCCAGCAGCATCTGGGCAGTGGCCACCGCCTGGGTGCTGCTGTCCATCGAGTCAAGCTTTTTGGCCAGATCCAGCATGACTTCACCCGAGTCGCGCAACTTGCCAGAAGAATCGGTGACCTCAACGCCGAGCGATTTGAACAAGTCGGACTGTTTTTGGCTGCCGCCTGCCGCCTCGAACATGGCTTTAGAGAGCTTTTGCAGCCCGCCGCCGACCTCTTCCAAACTGGTATTGGTGAGATCAACCTTGCGGTCCTTGCCCTCGCCACGGACCATGCTGGCCTCGAAGGCATCACGCTCGCGACCGGTGAAGCTGCGAACACGCACGGAACCACCCCATTCGGGAAC